TGAAGCAGTAGCAGATGGTGCAAATACCATCGCTGTGAAAGCACGCTTCATGCATGACGCTGATGCATCTGGCAACGTAGAAATCGCATACAACATCTAAAAATTTAAAAGGCATGAAGGACGGCGCTATAGGCGTCTTTTTTATGCCTGGGGAAAATAAACATGAAGAAATTACTTCTAGCGACGTCAATGACTCAGGCTTTGGCTATGGCAGCCGCTCCTGTACGTGCACAAACCCGCGACAGCTTCCAGACATTTGATGCTCGCACAATTGATAGCTCTGGTGCTTTCCTGGTTGGTGAGCTTGAACGCTTAGATCCGCGACTTAATGAGCCACTAGCAAGTTATACCTGGTCACGCGATATCGACTTGCGCTCTGATGTTTCAATTGCTGATGAAACATCGTCTTTCACTAACTCTACTTTTGCTGCTGCAGGTGGTGCATCACCAAATGGTAAATCATGGGTAGGCAAGAATGCTGATGCTATCCAAGGTATCGCTCTAGATATCGGTAAGACAGCATTACCTTTGACACTTTGGGCACAACAGATCGGTTTCACAATTCCTGAACTGGAATCTGCGAAACAGGTAGGTCGTCCGATTGATGCTCAAAAGTTTGCTGGCTTGCAAATGAAGTACCAGATGGATGTGGACGAGCAGGTCTATATTGGTGACGGCATCATTGGTGTGGAGGGCCTGCTGAACTCAAGCAAGGTGGGTGCAACCAACGTGACCAAAACCTGGGCGACATCAACACCAATGGAAATCCTGGGTGATGTAAACCTTATTCTGAACAATGCATGGACAGCATCGGGCTTCGCTGTATGTCCTGATAAATTACTACTACCGCCTCAGCAGTTTGGTTTATTAACCACTCGCATTGTGTCAGAAGCAGGCAATATCTCGATCCTTGAATTCCTGAAGATCAACTGTCTGGCAATGTCAGTAAATGGTAAGCCACTAGACATCCAGCCTTCTAAATGGTGTGTTGGCCGTGGTGCTGCAGGTAAGGACCGTATGTTGGCGTATACACAAGCTGAGTCGCGTGTTCGTATGCCTCTAGTGCCACTACAGCGTACGCCGTTGGAATACCGTGACTTACGTCAATTGACGACTTACTTCGGTCGTATTGGTGCGGTGGAGTGGATATATCCAGAAACTGCCTACTATGCAGATGGCCTGTAAGGAGAACTAAATGAGCAAGGTTCAAATTTTATTGTCCAAGCCTTTGGTGGTGAATATGGGCAAAGATAAAGATGGCCAGCAAGTCAACTTGAACCTACCTCAAGGTCTACAAGAAGTAGACCAAGAGGTGGCAGAGCACTGGTTTGTGAAGCACCATTCTCAGGAAATCACGCAATCTGATGTTGCCAACAAAGAATTGCAGGATGCTTTCGATCAGTTAAAAGCTGATCATGAAGCACTGCAAACCCAGTCTGATGCAGCAACCAAGAAAATTGCAGAGCTAGAAAAACAGGCTAAGGCTGATGCTAAAGAAATTGCAGAGCTAAAGCAGAAAATCGCTGATGCTTCCTCTGCTAACAATAGCAAAGATGCGGATCCAAAAGCTGAAGACAAGAAGGCTAAGTAACCATGCTAGATGAATCATCCTTTCGTGAATCAATGCCAATGTTTGCAGATACTGATCTGTATCCGACGGCGCAATTTAACTTCTATTTAAATATGGGAAAAAAGTTACTACCTGAATCACGTTGGGATGATTTGCTGGATGAAGGCTTAACCTTCTTTGTGGCCCATTACCTGACGCTGTATTTGCGTAGTATGGAGGCCGTCGACATAGGTGGTGATGCTGGTCAGGTGGTCGGCAATGAAACATCTAAGTCGGTCGACAGTGTTTCCTACTCGGTGGATGTATCCAGTGTCTCACTGACTGATGCTGGACACTGGAATCAAACCACGTTCGGTATTCAATTTTTACAGTTAGCACGGATGATCGGTGCAGGAGGTATTCAGCTTTGACGGTAAAAGTAACTGGTGAGGGAATGCTAAGCATACTTGAGGCTGTTGCGGAGTTGTCAAAAGTTGATGTTCTTGTGGGGGTGCCACATGGGGAAGCCCGAACTGATGAAGATGGTATGACCAATGCTCAAATTGGTTATCTATTGGAAACTGGTTCACCTGCAATGAACCTTGAGCCGCGTCCGCATTTGGTGCCAGGTATTGAAGCTGTACAAGATGTTATCGGGCAGCAACTTACCAAGGCTGTGAATAGTGCGTTGGATGGTAACAAACAACGCATGTATTTCTTCTTAAACACGGCTGGCATGAAAGCAACAATGAGCGTGAAGAACCTGATTAATGCAGGTGACTTTGCGCCGCTGAAACCAGCCACGCTTAAGGCAAGAAAAGCCAGAGGCAGGAAGTCTGAAAAGCCATTGGTGGATACAGGCCAATACCGTAATTCACACACCTACGTGGTTATGAATAAGGGCAAGGAGGTCAACAGTGGCAACTCTTGATGTAAGTCGTGTGCTCCTTGATCCGAAGCTGGCATCACGTGGGATTATTTGCCACCGGACTGAAGTGGTGATGGGAGACAATGGTCGAGGTCAGAAGACTGAAACCACTCATACATTCAGTGGTGTAGTGACGACTAATGATGGCAACAAGATGGATCGCCGTACTGATGGCACCTTGATTAAGGGTGCTATTAATATTCATACCCGGTTTGCATTGTCTTCGGGCGATGCGGGTTATCAGGCCGATGAAATCACCTGGAAAGGTCGTCGCTATATTGTGTCTCAGGTTTTAGACAATACACATTATGGCCGTGGCTTTGTGAAGGCAATTTGTGAATTGAAACTATCAGGATAAATATGGCGGACTCTACAGTAGACGGTTATATACCGTCGAGTGGAGCTGTCCAGAATGACCAGGAACTTGAGGATATTTTCCAAGGCTTGATTGTTGGAGTCACATCATTACCGGGTGCCATGGTTAGACCGCGTTGGCAGAATGACCCACCACCATTACCAGGCATTGATAAAAACTGGTGTGCATTCGGGGTGAAACATACCCGTAGTGATGATGGTCCGTACTTCCAGCAAAATAAAGAAGATATGGATAACATTCGGCATGAAAGTATTGAAGTATTACTCTCGTTCTATGGTCCACAAGGGCAGCACTATGCCAACTTGCTAAAAGATGGCTTAGGGATTCCACAAAACATCGCCCAGATTCGGGCGCACAAAATCAAATTTACAGGATGCGGTGAAATTCTTACGGCACCTGACTTTCTCAATAATCAATACGTGCGCCGTTACGACATGACTGCGACATTTAATCGCCAGGTCAAGCATAGCTATGCCGTTGAAACATTTGAAAGCTTTCAAATTAATTTAAAACGTAACTAGGAGTCATTATGACATTACCTGTTTCTAGTGTCGTCAATGTCAGCATTAGTCTTGCTGCATTGGCTGCGGGACCACGTTCTTTTGGTTCATTACTTATTCTTGGTACCACCAGCGGTGTCATTGATACGATTGAGCGCATGCGCGAATACTCTGGTATTGATGGAGTAGCTGAAGACTACGGTGTAGAAGACCCAGAATATAAAGCAGCGCTTGCATATTTTGGTCAGTCACCAAAGCCTCGTACACTGTATATCGGTTACTGGGATAAAACTGGTGAAACGACTGAAACAGTACAGGCTGTTGTTGCCGAGTGTCTACAGTCGCTTAAGTGGTACGGCTTGACCATTGCAGCTGATCTGACCAGCACTGAAGCTGACGCCGTAGCAGCGTTAATTGAAGCGTCCGATCCAGTACGCTTGTTTGGCTATACAACACAGCAAGAAGATAGTGTGAGCGCTGTAAGCACTACAGACACCGCTTATTTGCTGAAAAATAAAAACTACCGCCGCACATTTACAGTCTTCTCATCCGACAACCCGTATGCGGCTGCTTCGGTATTTGGTCGTGCGTTTAGTGTCAACTTTATGGGCACCAACACCACAATCACGCTTAAGTTCAAGCAATTGCCAGGCGTTGCTGCTGAAAATTTAAAAATCGGTGAAGCAAATGCATTAAGAGCGAAAAACTGTAACGTGTTTGCGAAATACAACAATGACACAGCAATTTTTCAAGAAGGTGTCATGTGTGATGGCTCATTCTTTGACGAAATTCACGGCTTAGATTGGTTGCAGAACCATTTAGAAACTGCACTTTGGAATTTGTACTACACATCAACAACCAAGATTCCACAAACACCTGCAGGTGTGAATCGCCAATGTGCTGTGCTTGAACGTGCATGTGAGCAAGGCTTAACCAACGGCTTAATGGGTGAAGGTCAGTGGAATGGGGATAGCTTTGGCGCTTTAGAAACGGGTGACTACTTGCCAAAAGGCTACTATGTTTTTGCTAACAGTCTTGATGATCAAGCGCAATCTGAGCGTGAAGCACGTAAAGCGCCAGTATTCCAGATTGCAACCAAGTTGGCAGGTGCTACACACTTCGCTGATGTCATCGTTTCAGTAAATCGCTAAGGGGTAAATCATGACGACTTACAGTTTTATGGACACACAATGCGCTCTTAGCAGTGACGATGGTGTTATTGATTTAGGTTATGGCGCTGCAATTGCCGAAGAAGGTATTACATTTGCAATGGCGGGCGATAAAAACACCATGACCATTGGTGCAGATGGTGAGGGTATGCATTCACTGCATGCTGACAACTCAGGTCAAGTGACGATTCGTTTACTTAAGACCTCGCCTGCAAATGCCAAGCTAATGAACTTGTATAACGCTCAAAAGGCAAAAACAGCAAAATGGGGCAGAAATACAATCACGCTGAACCATACGGGTTCTGGTGATAACCACACTGCTTCTAAGTGTGCTTTCAAGAAGGTGCCTGACTATACCAACGCTAAAGATGGCGCAATGGTTGAGTGGGTATTTGATTCGATCAAACTCGATATGAAACTCGGTACATACGCATAAGGTGAAATATGGAAATTATCCCAATCGGTGGTCATGACTATGCGATTGGGCGCTTAAATGCGCTCGATCAACTCCATGTATCACGCAAAATTGCTCCAATCGTCCCGAATATCATGCCGATCCTCACTGAAGTGGCTAAAGGTGACCTAAAAAAGGTTATCGAATCCATTGAGGCGGATGAAAATGCAGAACTTGGTGGTCTAGAACCTTTGGCTAAGGCATTAGAGCCATTTATGGAAGCTATTGCAAAGATTCCTGAAGGGGATGTGAATTACGTGATCTACAAGTGTTTGTCAGTCGTAAAGCGTAATGGCGCCGTTGTATGTCGTGGTGAATCAATTATGTTTGATGACCTGGATATGAATCACTTATTACCTTTAACCGTTGCAGTGATTCGCACCAATCTAGGAAATTTTATTCAAGGGTTGCTTACGAAGGCATCGAGCATCAAGGCAGCCCAAGCATAAGTTATAAAAACTTGCCTAATGATGGTATGGATTGGCTCATGCGTCCATGTGTGAAAGGCATGTGTAAATTTGAATCATTAAAAAACGGCAAGCTTGATCTGGCCGATATCGCACTGATGAATGATGCGCTCGATGTAGTGGCGGACAATGAATATCTGGTTGAAGAAGCTAGAGAAAGGGAAAGTAAAAACAAATAGTCAAGAAAGCAAAAAGCCCGTGACTCGTAATCATGGGCTTTTTTGTGTTCACAACCTTATGGCAGAAGGAAGCAAACCATATATGAATTATAACCCCAAACACCAAGTAAAGGTAGATGGAAAAATGAGCGAACAAGGTGCAGATAAAGCAGGATTAACACTTGCTAATGCGGCAAAAATAGCAGCAATTCTTTTTGGCACTTCAGCACTAATCAGTGCTTTAGGTTTTGCATATAAAAGTATCTTTGGTTAATAGATAGGTATTCTCATGGCACAAGCAGGTGTGATTCGTGACTTCATGGTCGCATTAGGGTTCAAGACTGACAACTCAGGCTTGAAGCAAATGCAAGATGCCATGGGCAGTGTAGAGCTTAAGGCAGCAGCATTAAAAGGCGCTTTACTAGCCTTAGCAACTGGCGCTGTTGTTGCAGTGCGTCAGACGGCAAGTGAGCTAGATAAGCTTTACTTCTCATCACAGCGTATTGGTGCTAGTGTCACCAACATTAACGCATACGGCAATGCTATTGCTCAATTGGGTGGTAGTGCTGAGGGTGCAGTAGGCTCTCTGGAATCTCTAGCTGAGAAGATGCGCAATTCCCCGGGCTATGAAGGGATGCTCAATAGTCTTGGTGTGAGCACAAAAGAAGCAAACGGTTCAATGCGTGACCGTGTTGAGGTCATGAAAGACCTGAGCGGTGTTTTATCCAAGATGCCTGCGTATCAAGCCAATGCCTACGCAAGCTCACTTGGTATTGATCAAAACACCTTGATGGCCATGCGTGACGGCAAGTTTGTATCGAACATGGAGAAATACCAAAAGATACAAAAAGAACTTGGTATGAATGATGACCTTGCCAAATCAGGCAATGAGTTCATGACCGAGCACCGTGATC